CAGGGGTATATCGTTTCCAGCAAAACAGACACCTCAGATGTATCAATATTAAGGCTTATTCCTGAAGGGATAGGTCTGCTCTTTTTTTGGGGGCATAGGAAATAAGGATTAATGAAGCGACGGAAGCGTGGCGGTATTTTAAAACGAATGAGTACCTTTTTTCGGCGTGGTGCGTCCTATGGCCCCGGGCATGATTATTACTATGGCAATTTTGTAGGTCCGACAAAGGCGGGGGTGCCGGTTGATGAATATATCGCCCTGAATTTTTCGGCTGTTTATAATGCAATTACAATTATATCGCAGACTATAGGGAGTCTACCCCTTCATCTTTACAAAAGAACCAAACGAATTACACAAAAAGTAGTGAATAGACCGGGTTATGGTGTCCTTCATTCGGTAGCAAACCCCGAAATGACAGCAATGACCTATCGGGAAACTACATCCGCACATGAATTGAGTTGGGGCAACTCGTATTCTTTTATTGTGCGGAACGGTATGGGGCAGATCGTGGAGCTTTGGCCGATTACACCGAACAGGGTCAAGCCCTATCGGGAAAACGGGCAGTTAATTTATGAGATCGATATCGACAAGGGTGAAAAGAAGGATTTTTCAAGGGATCAGATTCTACATATTCCAGGTTTAGGGTTTGACGGTTTGACCGGCTATTCAGTTCTAACTAAAGCCAGGGAGTCGATTGCATTGGGCATGGCGACGGAAGAGTTTGGGGCGCGGTTTTTCGGTCAAGGCACTAACCCGGCGGGTGTTTTGGAAATGGAGGACGATTTAGGGGACGGATACGAAGATTTTTTAAAGAAATTTAAGGCAGGTTTCGAGGGGTTAGGAAAATCACACAAGGTAATGATTTTAGAACACGGTTTGAAATACAAACCTCTCGGAGTGAAGCCAGAAGATGCTCAATTTTTGCAGACCAGGGCATTTACCGTCGTAGAAATCGCCAGATGGTTCAATATTGAGCCCATGAAATTGAAGGATCACTCCAAATCCTCATTTGACAATATATCTTCTCTCCAAATCAGCCATGTAATTGACTGCATCAGGCCATGGCTTGTCCGGCGTGAACAAAATTATAATATGCAATTACTGTCACCGGAGGAGAGGCGGCGCGGCTATTACTATGAGCATGTTATTGAGGGCCTTTTAAGGGGTGATTGGCAGGCAAGGGGTGAATTTTATACAAAAATGTTTAATGTCGGAGCTTTTTCACCGAACGATATCCTTGAAAAAGAAAATATGAATCCGGGTGGTCCAGAGGGCGACGAACGATTTGTCCCCATGAACATGATGCCACTATCGATGGCCCGGAAAATGATAGAGATGCAAGATGAGCCAGACGACGAACCCGAACCATCAGACGATGATAGCGAACCGCCGACCGATGAAGAAAACAACCGAGAATTTTGGAAGGCAATAAGCCAAAAGGCAAAGCAGATAGAATACAAAGAGGGCATTGCAACGCGATCCATTAAGGGCCGGGAACGAATAAGCAAGCGATATTATCCACTTATTAAGGCAGCGGCAAAACGGATCGTAAATAAAGAGGGCAACGCCGTAAAAAATCAGACCAAAAAGCAGCGGAGCCAACGGGCCGAGGCGTCAATGGAAAAGTGGCTGAATAGTTTTTATCGAAAGATGCCGGATTACATTATACAGGAACTTGGGCCTGTGTTCCGGTCATTTTCAGAGGCCATTATCGAGGAGTCTGCCGTTGAGATTGGGGTTGAACCAGACCCGAAAGATATGGATCAGTTCATTAATGACTATATTGACCGATACGCTGAACGCCATGTTGAATCGAGCCGTGGGCAGCTTGTATCGATATTAAACAAACCGGATGAAGAAAAGAAAGACAAGACCGAAACGGTTGAACGCCGCGAATGGGCCGATGATATAGACGACCGGGTAGACGAATGGTCTGAAGATGATAAAAGGGCTGAGAAGATTGCTAAGAACGAGAGTATTAGACTTTCTAATGCGGTTTTTGCGACTATCGCGTTTGGGGCAGGATTAAGGCTTGTATGGAAAAACCGTGGGAGCAAAGTATGTCCATTCTGCAAGGCCTTGGATAACAAGGTGATTAGCAAGGGGCAATATTTTCTCAAAGATGGTCAAGACTTTCAACCGAAAGGTGCGGATAACCCATTAAAGGTTAGGGGGTCAAAATCACATCCGCCTAGCCATAAAGGCTGCCGGTGCGTCGTGGTGGCGATGTGATTACAAAAACCTGCACAAAATGCCACAAAGAACTTCCAGCAACTACAGAGCATTTCTTTGTTTGCATAAACAGCAAGAGCGGACTCCGCAGCAAGTGCAAAACGTGCATGACCTTGTATAATTCAGAACTACGAAAAAGCAAAGAGTTCATGCCCAACACCGATGAAACAATCAAAAAGAAATGTATCGCTTGTGGTCAAGAGTTTCCGGCAACGGTAGATTATTTTTTTAAAGGGTACTGTTTACATGGACTCAGAAGCAAATGTAAAACTTGCCACGTTAACGAGTGCGGCAATCGAGAAAAAACACCCGAATCCAGACAAAAAGCTATAGAGCACGGCAGGCAGTATTATCAGGAAAACAAGGTCAAATTTGCCGAGCGTTGGCAAAAATATTACAAAGCCAACGCCGACTACTTAAAAGCAAAGGCGGTTGAGTGGGGAAAATTGAATCTTGACAAACGAAGGATAACAGATGCCAAACGGCGCGAAAATCCGAAATTTAGATTAAGCCAAAGTATTTCAAGATCGATTAGGCAATGTCTTTTTCGGCATAATAGCAAGGATGGTGCGCCGTGGGAATCGCTTGTTGATTTTACAAGGCAGGAACTTGTAGCGCACCTTGAAAAAAAGTTTCAATCCGGTATGAATTGGGACAATTATGGTGAGTGGCATATCGACCACAAAATACCCATAAGTGCCCACAACTTCTCAAATCCAGGCCACGAAGATTTCAAAAGATGCTGGTCGTTATCGAACCTTCAACCAATGTGGGCCAAAGAGAATAAGGCCAAAAACGCAAAACTAAAAAAGCACTTTCAGCCAAGATTACAGATGGAGGCGGCATGAAGAAAGCATACGTCACAGTAGCGAATGAGCTTTTAGCGGGAATGTTAAAACTACCGAAATCGGTTAATGTTTCGGCTGTTTTTCCGAACGGAAAGGTCGGACCCCCAAATACTTTTATCGTTTGTCTTGAAGGTGATGGACTTCCAGAACCAAAGGATGGCGAAATATCGCAGCACGTCACTATCGTATACGAAAAAGATCAAGATGATTTAGTGCCGAATGTCAGAATAAAAGAAATTAAGAAGACATGAAAATAAGCGATAGCGCAACTTTTGTGAAGAATAAGATTATTAAGTTTATCTTGTTCTGTGGGTTATTAATGGTGTTTACCCTTTTGTTTTTTACGCTTCCTTTTTTACTTTTGAAGAATAAATTTGTACAATGGAACACCCGAAAAATATAAATATGAAATAACCAAGGGGGGAGTACAGTGGGGTGGTTCAGTAAATCGAAAAAAACAGTCACTATTCGCGGAATAACATTTGGCCTTACCGGTAAATATTTCTCATCAAGGGAATTGCCATTAGCATATTTTGTAATCAAGGCAATAGAGGGTGACGACCTTGCGCGTGAACTATTGGCGGTTGGAAAATACAGAATTAATAAATGCCGAAGGCAACACTATATACCCACCGCCAGCAAATGATTAATTTCACAATAGCAAAAGTCAACCGCCCAGTCTTTCCAGATAAATATATCTTGATTGTAGAAGATGACCTCCTTCAACAGTTACGACTTGCACAACACTTTCACGAAATTTTCTATTCTCAGGGCAACGTAAGGGTCAACTTTGTATCTTCGGCGATTGACGCAGCTTGTCTTATTAGCTCAACGGCACCGAAACCAGATGTCATTATTTTGGATCACGACTTACAATACGGAACCGGTTCGGAATTAATTGAATTTATGAAAGAACGGTCGATAACGATACCGATAATCACTGCTTCTGGGCTTCCTGGAAATAATGCGAAAATGGCGCAGATAGGGGTATATGCCATTTGTAGCAAAGAGGATGTTATTTCCGGACGTACCGATTTTCTTATAGAAGATATATTGGCTATTAATATGAAAATAAAATAAAACAATAAAAAATGGGGTTTCCTTTGGACCTGATCATCCATTAGCTCGGTATAAACCCCGAGGGAACGCAAGAAATCAAAAAGGGTAAGTAGTAGGGACCTTACCGGAGTCGCGCAATGCGATACCGCCTACGCTTGCCCTTTTTATTTGCCCCGTAACCAAAGGAACGAAACGATGGAAAAATCAAAGTGCAAATTTGCATGTCAACGAAAACAAGAACTGCCTATCCTTGAAAGGCGATTGTTTAAAATAGAAGTTCGGCAAACCGAAGAGGGTGAAAAGAAGCTCATCGGCACACCTATAGTCTACAACAAGCGATCCGAGGATCTTGGCTTTTTCGAAATCATAAAACCGGGGGCATCAACAGAAGCGTTGAAGCGGTCAGACACACGGTTGCTTTATGGCCACAATAGCACATCGCTTTTGCCGCTTGCAAGGATAAGCTCCGGAACACTACGGGCCACAGAAACCAAAAAGGGCGTTGATATCGAAGCCGACCCTCCGAAAAAAAACCAATTCGTTGATGCACTTATCGAATCAATTGACCGGCGCGACGTTCAGGAAATGTCCTTCGGCTTTACGATTGAGGCAGATGAGTGGAAGGACCTGGACAAGGATCGCCCGACCCGAATGATTACAAAGTTTAGAGAAATATTTGATTATTCATATGTGACCTTTGCTGCCTATGGCGAGACTACGGCGGGGACTGATGTTCGCGTGGCGTTGAGATCGTTGGATACAGCAAGGGGAGTACAGAAAGATAATACAGATCCCGCCTTTACGCTTGTCAGCGAGACCGCTGAAAAGAATCAGGCAGAGATTAGGATTAGGGTTGAGGTAAACGGTACAGAGGTTGATTCGCACACCATAAGGTTTGCTGAAAACAAAACCGATGAAACCGACCCCGAAATAGAAACAGAAACAGATTCAACGGAAGGCATCGAGACCGATCCTGCCGAGACAAGAGATGATGACGAGACCGTTATCGAAACTACGGTTGCCACCGAAGGGCAGACAAACCCTGAGATAGGCAATACAGATATTAATGCCCGCGATTTGTTCAAGCAATCAGACAAACAATGGGCTAATTTGAAACCAGAATTGGAGCAATAAATTGAAAACCATAGCACAATATAGAACAGAAATTGAGGCCATAGACCACGAGTTGGGCAATATGCGCGAGGTCTTAATACAGGAAGACCGGAATGCCACGGCAGAGGAAAGGGCAAGAGGTCGGCAATTGGTATCGGACATTGAGGAGCTTGAGGATATAATTAGCGCCGCAGCCCTTGAAAATAAAACTAGAGAAAGAGTTGCCAGTCCAACCCAAGAAACTGCAGCAGTAAAACCGGACCCGGAAGAAAACCCGGAAAAAAGAGCACAGGAAGATCGGGAAACATTTAGCACCTTTGGCGAGCAGATGCAGGCCGTTATGTTGGCCGGTATGCCCGAAGGTCGCGTTGATCCAAGGTTGCGTAATACCCGTGCAGTGCTTGGCATGAGTGAAGGAATCCCCAGCGATGGTGGATTTCTGGTACAGACCGACTTTTCCACTACACTAATGAAGCAGATTTGGGACAATGGCGAAATCGCTGGACGGTGTAAACGGATACCGATAAGTGGTCGCGCAAATTCGATCAAGATCAATGGTGTCGATGAGACCAGTCGTGTTAATGGCAGTCGGATGGGTGGAATCCAGGCATATTGGCAATCCGAAGCATCCGAGAAAACCAAGTCCAAACCGAAGTTTCGACAGATCACCCTTGATCTGAATAAACTTGTCGGCCTTTGTTATGCTACCGACGAACTGCTTGACGATGCTGCCGCACTATCCAGCATTATTCAGGATGGTTTCCGGGATGAATTTAATTTCAAAATCCAGGACGGTATAATTAACGGACTGGGCGCAGGGCAACTGTTGGGTATCCTGAATGCCGGGTCTTTGGTTAGTGTAACGAAGGAAACGGGACAGGCGCCGAGTACGGTAGTTACTGAAAACATCGTCAAGATGTATTCGAGACTTTTTGCAGCTTCCAGGGGTACAGCATTATGGTTAGTGAATCAAAATGTTGAACCACAGTTGTTCACCATGTCCATAGCAGTCGGCGCAGGGGGCTCAAGTGTGTACTTACCTCCGGGTGGCCTGAGTGCAAGTCCTTATGGGACATTGATGGGGATTCCTGTCAGAGCTATAGAACAATGTCAAAGCATCGGAACAAAGGGAGATATCTACCTCGCCGACTTTAGCAATGGGTATTTATTGGCTGAAAAAGGTGGGTTGAAGTCTGATTTTTCCATACATGTCAGATTTATTTTTGACGAGGGCACTTTTAGATTCGTACTCCGGATCGATGGTCAGCCAGTGAGGCAGACAGTATTGACCCCTTATAAAGGCGGAGCTAATTTTACACAGTCCCACTTTGTAGCACTGGATGATAGATCATAAGAACTGTTTAACCAAATGAATAACCGCTTCTTTGTTGTAATGGTGGATGCCTAAATAGGTCTTGACAAAGCATCTTCAATGGTCTATAAAGATCGTTTAGACTTACGAATCATCCACCATTTAGACAGAGGAAAAATATGGTAGAAATTACAAAAGAAAAACTTGAGGAACTTTACATAAAACAAGGATTATCTATTAGGGAATGTGCTAAAGCTTTGCAGTTTCCAACGCATGGAGGTTTTAGTTGGCATCTAAGAAAATTTGGAATCAAAGCAAGACCCGGCAAGTTCCAAAAGGGTCAACGTCAATATTTTCATAAAAAAGATCAAGATGCTCACGGATGGAAAGGCGGCAAGAAAGCCGTGCCGTGTACCCAATGCGAAGCTCTAATAACTAAATTCCCAAGCCTAATTAAAGAAATGAACTTCTGCAATCACATCTGCTATGGAAACTGGAGATCTAAAAACTTTAATGGGAACGATAACCCCAATCATGGAAGCATTGCAATGTTTGGTTCTAGTAACCCCAACTGGAAGGGCGGGATAACATATGAACCATATTGTGAGATATGGCTTGACGCGGAATATAAGGAATCCATTAAGGAGCGTGATGACTATAAATGTCAAAACGTTGATTGTTGGAACAATAGCAATAGATTATCCATACACCATATTGACTATGATAAGAAGAACTGCCATCCGAACAATTTGATAACCCTATGCACAAGCTGTAATGTTCGTGCAAATTACAATAGGGATTTCTGGCAAACGCAGTATGAATATGTAATAAATGATAAACTCTGTCAAGACACCAAAGAAGCGGTTATCCAAAAAGACAGTAATTATGAAACAATAGCAATATAAAAAAACAAACTTTCTTTTAACCTGATCAGTTAAGGGGAACGCGACTAATTCAAAGGGTAAGTAAGGCAACCCGCCGCACAACGCGGATGCTATACTTGCCCTTTTTTATATTAAAACCTTAACACAAAACAAGGACTGAGATCAGTCCTAAAAAAAGGAAAATTAACATGCGATTAGCTGAAACACACAAAATAATTCCCGTCATGGCACTGGACACTATTGCCTCCGGTGGTGATGGAGATTCGATAAATATGAAAGGCTTCCACCGATGTACTTTCATTTGTACCTTCGGTACGCTTTCCGGCGATGCGATTCTGACCGTAAATTCGGGCGTCACCGACGGAGCAAAAAACTCCGCCCTGACTTTCAATCACGCAGTGGGAACGGCAACCATCGGCACCTATACCAGCGCAACGGTAGCCGCCGATATTCTGGCCGCAAATGCAACCAGCGCAGCCCTAACGTTGACGGCTGCATCATATCTGGACAAAATGTTGATAGTCGAAGTAGACGCATCGGACATGGATTTGGCGAATGACGAAGAGTGGTTAACGCTGAGTCTATCAAATGCAGGTTCTTCCGGTGCTGCGGATGCAGTTGCAGTTCTGGAGCCGAGATATACCAGCAACGCGTCGGGGTCTGGATTGGCATAAAATAAATTTATGTGGCGTGATTCTAATTGCGCCACATAAACTACAAAAGGGGCTTTTAAAATGTCATTTTACGAGGATGTGAAAAGACGGAACATTATCGGTAAGGCTATTCCGCTTATCGATGCCGGAGCGCTATCTGTACGCAAGTCGGATACACGCCTTGTTATGAATACCACGACCAATTTGAAGGGTATATGGCATCATATAAAATGCGGATATTGGAATAATTGCAACCTGTGGTCGTCAATCGTTTTTGAAAATATAATTAAAACATTACCCCGTGACGAATGGTTTGTTCCGACTGCCTGTCAATCGTGCTTCAAGGTTGTTATCCGACCCCAAAAGTTAAAGGCGCTATTTGCAGTTGAAAAAATCCAAGTCAAAATGGACCTTCAAAGCAAAAGCGGCATGGAAGTCAGGCCTGGAGTATTCGGCAGTTTTGGTGCGTATTGGTATAATCGAACGCTTGCGGATGGGGTCGAATGTTACAAAAAAGTACGGCTTGCTATTGACGAAGATGAATATCTTGGCCCACACATAAAGGAATATGAAGAAAAACTTGGCAAGGATTTAGTCATCTTAAAGCGCGGTTGTACCGAGTATGAGCAGGCGTTGGGCGCAAGTGATAAGTGGACGTTGAGCAAGAAAAATATTGAATTTGATGAAATCCTGCGGGAGCGGATCGTAATAGATAATGAAGTTTATCAGCAGAACGAAATTGAAATCGATCACGTTCATCAAGTATGGATGGAAACTGCATGGGCGTTGGGTGATGAAACTGTCTACGAATATACAGATGGCAAACCACTGACTCCGCCCTATGTAACCTATCACCATTTAGCAGATGAAAAACCAAAAGAGGATATTGACGAACCAAAATACACAGACAGCAAGGGGGCTGAAATACATGATTAACATATTTTTTTTAAAGGATTACGAAGAGCGAAAGAAAGGCACAACGGAAATATTAAAGTACAAGAAAGGTGATCAGGCATTTATAGAACGGCAAAAGGCCGGTGAGTTGATAATTGATGGAATTGCCGAGCCGTTTACTGCTCATATGGAGCGGATTGATAAGTTTGAAAAACCAGAACGAAAGAAGACCAAAAAAGAAACAGCCGTTTCAAAACGCTTTCAAAAGCGCGAAAAAGCGGTCAACGAATAACGAATAACATCCCTTAACAGGCGGTTGAAACCCGCCGGAAGGAAATAGATAATGGGACAAGCTAAAACACTAACACGAACCACTATGTTTACACGCAAGACTCCCGGTGGCAAGTTTAACGTGGTGAATGAAGCGCTGACTACCGGGAATATTTTTTATGTAGACAGTGGGCAAACAACTACGGGTGGAACAGGTGCCGGATACGGGCGCGAACCCGACCAGCCGTTTACTACCCTAACCGCAGCATTGGCACAATGTACAGCATCCAATGGTGACTATATATTTCTGATGCCTGGACACAGCGAAGCACCGGTCGCAACTATTACGGTTGATGTGATTGGAGTTACGATTGTCGGATTGGGCAACGGCACGAACAGGCCAACATTTACACCCGCACATACCGCTGCTGCCGATACTTTTGATATCACAGTTGCAAGCGTGACGATTAAAAATATCTATATTGTAGCAGGCACAAACTCAACCGGCGACACGGTACAGGTCAACATAGCTGCGGCAGGCCATGATTTCACAATGGAAAACTGTACTATTGAAATGGGTGACAAAAACCTTGAGTGCATAACTGTTGCTGCAACTGCCCATAGGGGCACATTGAAAAACATGAAAATCCACGGAACCGCTGCCAATCCCGATACGATTATCGTATGGGAAGGTGGGTCTGATGATTGGACGATTGATGGCCTTGATGGATTGTTTACCGGCGCTACCGATATCGATGGCCCTGTTATCTATCAAAATGCCGTTTTAATGGAAAACTTGTTGCTTCGCAATATAAGGGTCGTTCCAATCGCTGCGGCTGGAGTAATGTTAGACTTCAATTCCGCATCGACCGGGATAGTTGACAATGTACTTGGGTACACACTCGCCGCAACCATTGGTGAACTGGTTGATGCCGGGGCATTAATGTTTTTTGATACGAAATTCGGCGGTGCTGCCGTGGTGGGTGTTCAGTATCCATCAACCACAATCGTATCGTAAAAAACCTTAACAGGTGGTTAGAACCCACCGAAAGGATAAAAATATAAATGGGAACAACTACAACTCAAATAAAACAGCCCCTATTTAGCCGGAAGCACGGGGGCGGTATGTTTAGCGTAATTGATGAACATATCACTACTGGAAATATATTCTGGGTAGATTCTGGACAGACTTCAACCGGCGCAATTACACAGGATGTCGGTTTCGGTTTAACGCCGGATCAACCCTTTTTGACCTTGGCAAGTGCGCTTTCTCAATGTACGACAGCCAACGGCGACATGATTTTCCTGATGCCCGGCCATGCAGAAACACCGGTTACAACTATAACGATCAATGTTGCCGGTGTAACTATAATCGGACTTGGAAATGGCGCAAACCGCCCATCGTTTACCGCTGCCCATACGGTTGGAGCTACGGATGTACTTGATATTACAGTTGCGAATGTAACAATCAAAAATATCGTTATTCCTACCGGAGCAAATTCGGGTGGAGACTCTCAGATAGTCAATATCGCAGCTGGCGGTCACGATTTCTTGATGGAAGATTGCAAGATCGAAATGGGCGCTATCAATCTTGAGTGTTTTACGGTTGCCGCTGATGCAAAACGCGGAACACTCAAAAATATCAAGGTTGTCGGAACGGCTGCGAATCCGAATACCATCATCACGTTTGAAGGTGTAAATGACAAGTGGGAAATTGACGGTCTTGACGGTATCTTTACGGCAGCGACCGACATTGACGGGCCGGTAGTTTACCAAAACGCCGTCGTTATTGACGACCTTTTGATTCGTAATGTCCGGGTCTTGCCGATTGAAGCAGCCGGAGTATTTCTTGATTTCAACAGCGCGTCAGTCGGTATTGTAGACAATGCGACTGGTTATACATTGGCTGCAACAGTAGGCGAAATGGTAGACCTTGGAAGCATGATGTTTAATGATGTCAAGTTAGGCGGTGCTGGCGTATTGGGTATGACTTATCCCAATGCCACATTGGCCGCATAATAAAAAATATAATAAAAAAGGGGCTTTTTATTATGATAACAGTACACAGGATAGTTGAAAAGCTGGCGATTGGTTGGCCGTGGGACAGTCCATTTATCTGGACGCCCTTTTGTCAGAATTTGGCAAATCTTGAACGACCGGAAAACTCGAAAGTATTTCAAGGGCGCGGGTGGTGTCCTGCGAAACGCCATATTCATATCTGCGATCAAGCGATTGAGTATGGCGCATCACACATCCTAATCATCGGAGCTGATCAGTTGCACCCGATAGATATGATACCGCGCCTGATTAGCCGGATTGAAGATGATGGATGCGACGTTATATCGGCTTTAGTACCAACACGCGGCCACATCCCAAAGCAGGGCCATAAGCCGTTTCAACATTTGGCATGGCGGTTAAAGGGTGATGGGACGCAGGATGCGGATACTATCAACAAGGAAGATGGCGACCTGCAACAGATAGACATGATCGGGTCGGGCGTTATCTTGTTTCCTATCGATGCGATGTTGGCTATTGAAAAACCGTGGTGGCGAGAAGTATTTTCTCTTGAGTCAATGAGCCGGATTGCTTGTATGGATACCCGGTTTTGTTGGGACTTAAAGGTGCTTGGCGGTGTTGATATCTGGGTTGATACGACTATTGATGTCAGGCACTTATCGACTTTTCCGATTGACGATACTTACGCCGAACGGTTCAAGGACTTTGCAGAGAATCCGACCGAGGGCAAGGTTGTAATTGACATGCAGGATGTAAGCAAGTTCGGTGTGTATCAAAAAAAGGAAGCCGTTTGATGCGTGCCAATATCATGGGTAAAATGAAGGATGTCATTTTTAATGGTGACAGTTCGCATACAGGACATCCGCCTTGGCCGTTTCTTGATGCAACCGGTTCACAGATTATCATAAACCATGAGGCCGTAATTGCTTCAGGCGTTTATATCCATACGCATACGCATCAGTTCAAAAAAAAAGAATGGATATTCAAGCCGAAACTAAATAGTCACCATCCAACGGTGATAGGAACATATTCTTTCATCGGAACCTATGCTCAAATAATGCACACCTGTAAGCGGATCGGGGATTATGCGGTTATAGCTGCCGGGGCGATAGTAACAAAGAATGTTCCGGATTGTGAGATATGGGCTGGGAATCCTGCAAAGAAGATTGGGGAAGTTGATGCTTGATAGTCCTCCGACTTTCATAGTTGGTTGCGGTCATAGCGGAACATGGCTTTTGCTTGCGATCTTGGGTATGCACTCACGCATATATGCTATACCGATGGAAACTGAAGTGTTTTTCAAAACGAAAAAGGCCGAGGTTGAAACACTTATTAAGCAGTTCGACCAGCAAGCACTTTCGGTCGATAAAAATAGATGGGTTGAAAAAACACCAAGTCATATAAATCGTATCGGGAACATTCTACATTTTTGTCCTGATGCTAAAATCATTCTTATGGTTCGGGATGGCCGGGACGTTGCACACTCAATGGCATCTAGATATAGTCCTGGCCGATTCGATATGAACGTTTCAATGTGCGCTAAAAGATGGGTTGATGATAACCGGAATGGTCAAAAATATTGGGATCATCCGAATGTCAAGGTTGTCAAGTATGAGGATATCATCATTGACTTTGAGAAAACCATAACAAGCGTTCTTGATTTTATGGGCGAGAAGTACGAATCCGAAATGAAGGATTTTCATACGGTTGAACGGCGATGGTGTTCACCTAAGATCGAAAAACCAGAGACCTGTTTCGGTAAAGACTACCCACAATACCGAAACTGGCAAATCAATCAACCGCTATTTGATGGACGCGGTCGATGGAAAAAAATGTCTTATAGAGATATGTGCATCGTGACTGACATTACAGGTGGTATGCTTTTTCAACTTGGGTATGCTTAAAAATGGCAGGAATCATATTTTATCTTATTGTTATTTTCGGACTGGTCGGTTTGTTTTGTTGGATGATTAGAAGATGACAGCTCATCCACCAAGTGTGGAAGAAGTAACGATACCGTCTTTCAAAGGCGGTATTAGAAAGACAGGGGGGTTAGCAAAATACGGGAAGCCTCCCTAATTAGAGTCACCGTGGCGGAATTGGCAGGCCGAGGACATGGGTGGTGCCGGGGTTTCAGAGGGCCGGCGTGTAGGCTTGTCATTTTCGCCCCTGGGTTGATTGTGTGACTCAGAGAAATATTGTCTATAGTCACCGTGGCGGAACAGGTAGCTTGGTCTATGGAATATATAGCGAGCACAAATCTCTACTGCGGTGACTATTTAATCTCCAGTAGCTCAGTTGGTAGAGCGGGTGGCTGTTAACCATCAGGTCCGTGGTTCGAATCCACGCTGGGGAGCCAATGATATTTACAATATCGAGAAGCGGAGGGCACAAAATGAATACAGGAAGAGCAAAGAAAATCCGAAAGTAGATTTATGGCGATACTGCCCATCGGCCCGTGAGGTATGTCAAGGATTCAAAGGGCACCATTCGAGCGGTCGGATTAAGGCGGCATTATCAGGAAGTTAAAGGGGCGTGGAATGATTGATTCAGAACAATCGAAAATAGCATACGGGGTGTCAAGAACATCATCTAAAGACATTCCATTTGATGTAAATTATAAAGTTTCAAGCGCGTGCGGGTGTTCAAGGTGCGATATTTGGATGGACTTTGAATTCGACGAAAAAACTCCGGATTGGATGTATCTCAATTTTTACAAAAAGGTCGGGTGGAATTGTCATTGGGATACAAAGGGTTGGTGGCAGGCATTTGTAAAACGATTTTCAGGTGCCTTGACCCTGTTGTTTAGGGGCTCTATTGAGCTTGAAGAAGCCTTTATGCTCGACGGTCCTGAACATATAGACGGTTTTATTGATGCGCTTCAAGAGGGCAAGGATAAGATGTTGAAATATATAAATTCTCAGGAACATGGAGAGGCAAAATCATAATGCCACACAAAGAATACACAATCGAAAGCGCGAAAGCCTGTATCATCCGAAACGGTGGGCAGGTTAGGGGCGAATTAATTACAATCAAAAAGCCGGGCATTAAGGGGTATCGGATTGGATAGCTGGACCGCTTTCTTAACTTTCACATTCTTTCTATTCGCAATGGTCTGGATATATGGCAACACCGATGAATAAATTAGGGTCGCATTTACCGACCCTTAAAAAAGCCATAAAGCAGACAAACGGGCCAATACTGGAAATGGGTGTCGGGCCAAATTCGACACCATATCTGCACTACGTTAGTGACGAATATCACCGGCACGTTATATCGTATGAAGTTAAGCCCGAATATTACGAACTGTCAAAAGGCTATCAAAGTAAGTGGCATGATATCAAGTTGTCCGATAGTTACAATGATGCGAATATCGGAAAGCAATGGAATGGAATTTGGGGCGTTGTGCTTATCGACCATGCACCGGCGGAACGGCGGATCGTGGATATTATGAGGGTCAAGGATAACGCGATTATGATTATTTGCCATGATAGCGAAATGGAAAGCGATTGGCTATACCGTTATTCTGAGATTTATCCGCTTTTTAAGTATCGCTTTGATACGAATGACCACCCGGTACAGACAACGGTATTGAGTATGTTTAAGGAGTTTAGACCATAAAGGAGGGGCTTATATGAAATTGCTTCCAATAGAATGTTGTGATGAATGCTATGATTTTAAAGGTGGCTATTTACAAGAAACAGGGGGAATTTGTCGATCGGAAAAAGTTGATAGACAAGAGGAAGGCAGAATTATAAATGAGGATACGGATATACCGAAATGGTGCCCGCTACAGGAGTTTAAGCCGTGAAAACCATTAGTGAATGCAGACAAATATTAGAGATGAGGGCCGATCTTGAATGTATTGGAGACAACGGCCCGCCATATTGTGACGATAATGGCAATCAAGAATGTTTTATTTGTGCGGCAAGATCAGCATTAAACGAGGTCGGCAAAATTTTACGTACGGCAGTGGGCAAAACAGTGGCTGATGAATAGGGGGTCTTTGATGAAAGAGCGATTTTTTGGGGAGAATATTAGAGAAGCATACCGAATATTAAGGGAGGATAAAATGTCAGACAAAATAGAAGTGACGGGAATTGAAATAAAGATAAACGGGAATAAAGCTACACTGAACATCGAGGACGCATGGGAATTAAAACGCGAACTTGACAAGCTGCTTCATGCGGAAAGTGTGCCCTATCCTTATCCGGTTTATCCGGGTCCAGTTTCACCGTTGGAATGGTTTGTGGCAAAACCTTATATGACATGGGGCAGTCATACCGGTGACCCGTTACCAGATCCGTCGATAACTATATGCTAAAATTAAACCTGGGATCAGGATATCGCCGGAAATCAGGTTTTATTAACATCGACAACCGCCCTGAAACAGACCCAGACTGGCCGTATAATATTGAAAACGGCCTACCCTATGATGATGGCAAGGTCGATGAAATTCAGGCAATCGATTTTCTAGAGCACATCCATCAAGACAAAGTAATTTTCGTAATAGAAGAAATATGGCGGGTGCTAAAGGATAACGGGTTGTTTTATTCGAGGACTCCTAGCACTTCAGGCGCGGGCGCTTTTATGGATTTTAATCATCGATCATATTGGAATTTAGCGTCGTGGTTATATTTTTCAAATGACGCATATCGGCAACTCTATGGAACGAAAGCCAAATTTCAAGGAGAGGTTCAGGATACTATAACCGATCACAAGTTACATATCATTCATACAGAGGCCACGATGTATGCGGTTAAATAAATGATTGAGATAAGCGAAAAAGAAGCCGAGCGAAGACGAAAAATATCGATAGCAATGAAGGGTCGTGTATTTACAGATGACCACAAAAGAAAAATGAGCGAGACAAGGATAGCAAGGAATATAAAACCCTGGAACAAAGGAAAGAAACAATCCGAAGAAACCAAAAAAAAGATGAAAGATTGGTGGGCTATTCCAGAGAATAAAAAAAAAGTTATTGAACAACGGATCGGAAAGTCTACCGCAAAAAAAGGACAGACGTTACCAGATGAATTAAAAAAGAGAATAAGCGATTCGTTGAAGGGGGAGAAGTGTTATTGGTATGGCAAGAAGTTATCTAAAGAGCATCGAAAGAAACTAAGCATTGCGGGAAAGGGACGAAAGCACGGACTATTCACTGAAGCGCATAAAAGAAAAATCAGCGAAGCACACAAAAAACTATGGCAGCAACCTGAGTATGTAAAGAAGAAAAAAAAAGAGTGGGGAATAAAACCAACCAAACCCGAAATGATGCTTTTTGACTTACTAAATGAGCTCTACCCCAATGAATGGAAATATACAGGCGATTTTAGTTTTATGATTAACGGCAAAAATCCAGATTTTGTCAACTGTAATGGCAAGAAACTTATAATCGAAATGTTCGGTGACTACTGGCACAAAGGGGAAGACCCGAAAGACCGAGCAAAAGTTTTTGAACCGTTCGGATATGAGACATTAGTGATATGGGAACGCGAACTTAAAGATCCCGAAAAAGTAATATCGAAAATCGTGGATTTTGTAGAACATACCGAGGCTACGATGTATGCTGTCAAATAAACCTTATTGTAGTTGTAGGAGGAAATGATGTTGAAAACATTAAGTGATCATAATGC